TATACAGAGAGGCGGGCAAAAACAGATGTTGTTGTTAACAACAATATATTTATTTCTCCCTATTTATCTGAGTAGAAATCCTGTTTGTAATGTAATTTCGTAATGTGCGCGGAATCATTGAAGAATCCGCATTACGCTCCATTACGGAATTACGCTTTGTAAGGATTTTTGGTCTTCCAAGGCGAATGCGCGACTTTATCGATCGGGATTAAGATGCCTCTAGTTGGCATTCCATTCATCCAAATTGGATCTTTTGAAGGTTTTGCACCATCGATCCCGCCAAGAGCTTTTCTCCAACCGGACAACCATTTTGTACCAGCAAACAAAGCTGACAATTCTGGATGCTTATTGGCGACGAACAACACTTGGTCTTTTTCGATGAACTTAAATCCGTATCTAGAAAGCGTGTTTCGTTCTTCGGATTTCTCCATCGCCATCATCACAAGCTCTCGAACTGACCGATCGACCTTGCCACCCTGGAATAGATCCACGCCTTTAATAATTTTCTGCATCACAAACTCAAGGCAGTCTCCTTCATCGCGCTCATTGATGATCTCGCTCTCTTCACTGAGGTCAATCGAATCAATGATGCCATCGATCTCCTCTGGACCTAAAACGAAGTCAGAGATGAGAGAGGCATATCCAGCGAGCAACGTCCCGTACTGCTGACCAAACCTTGCGTTGTACCGTTCCGACAAAGCCACATGGAATAGCTTCTGGTTAGCCAGGATGACTTGAGCCATGCGAACGGACCTTGAGAAGAGTCTAGCTCCGAAATCTGGCGGGAGCTTCGCAATAGCCTCCTGAAGCTCTCTAAACTGCTTTGTCTCGTCACCATCTGGACGTAGAAGCTCCAAGATCGTGAACCGAGTGCGATCCTGCTCACGCTCGAGGTTCAAACGAACGGAAGCGACCATCGCAGAGAACCTGACTTGAAATTGAATGGATTTTCCGCCAGCCGACCCCTTCACGACAGAACCCTCAGACTCAGATGAAGCCTGACGAATCAATTCAAGAATAGATCTGACGCGATCGCTTGATTTTTGGTCATCTGTCTCGAACTCGTCGAAAATGACAGGCATGGCGTCACTGCCAATGCTTTGACGGATTCCAGCCTCAGAAGTCGAGCCTTGGACGTAAGTCTTGTTCTCGCCAAACAAAATGGCCACCAGATGCTCCATGATCCATGACTTTCCAGAGCCAGGAGGTCCTAAGAGCCAAACGTGTGGTCGCCATGGGAGCATCCCACAAAGTGGCGCAGCGATGAGCCAGCCAGCTAAGAACTTTGAGAACTCTGGCTTTTTCCATCGAAGAGAATCCAAAATCGTAATGAGCGGCGCGCATTCGTCAACCGTCAATGGATTTTCGTGGATCTCGTTGTCTGGCGCGATCGTGTAAGTGTATTTCGATTTGAAGCTGTTCAGCTCCGCGTTCTTGCCACCAACGTAAAGACTCTTTCCGAGATTTACGACGACGCCATGCTTTTCTTCAAACCAAACGCCACCGCCACGAATGCGACGCGGCTTGAACACGCCAGCAGATCTGCACGCGTCCATGAGTTCACCAGTGGCTTTTTTGTAGTCTGGTCCGATTTTGCCAGGGTATTGAGACTCCCAATAACGCATCGGCATCATGCTTAGGAATTTTGTCTCGACGTGAGAAGCAGAAAGCACTGGGATGATCTGCCGGTTTGAACTCGTGATGTAGTAAAAAGTGTCCTCGTAATATCCAAGTGGAATGACACGACTCACTTCGGGCTGGATTCCTGCGATCTGATTACGGACTACTTCAAGACCTTCCAGACAATGAAGATCGTTCCAATCGCTTAACTTATTCATGTAACGCCTTTTTTCTTGCTCGCCATCTTTTGTGAGCCGCTAACTTACAAATTTTGCAGTGTCTACTAGGAACGTAAGATTTAAATTTGCCGTTTTGTTTGTAAACTAATGGAGCTGTGTACGTGTTTTTCTCGTCATATGGATGTCCAGATGGACAATGAGTTTTAGCGATTTGACGAGCACGCACAGTCTTACCAAGATGCCCAATAAGCACGTTTTGATGGTGCGTCTTAACCTCTAAATGAGATGGATTCACGCACGCGCGATTTCTACATGTGTGATCTAGTTCAAACTCAGGATAGGGCGGCAGAAATCCATTCGCTAAACCAAAAGAAATGCGATGAGCATAAGTAGTGTCAAAATTGCTCGATCCAGCATATTTCCCATATCCATCTTGATTTCTAGCGCCAGTCCAAATCCAGCAAGAACCACAAGAAGTCTTGTCGATCTTTGATAAAAAGTTTTCCATTCAATTTCTCGAAAACTTTGGAAATACCGCTTTTCCAAGAACATCTTTAGCTGCCTTTTCTGCGGCTGTTCTTCCTGGGTTTCCGTCTGTTTCTGTGTCATCGTCTCCGCAGATAACGAAGCGCGCCTCTTTGAACTTCGAGCGTAATACCTTCGCCACTGGAGCGAGATTTCCAGCATCAAAAGCAGCCACGCAAGGCTTACCGAGAGCCATGCTAATAGAGCACGCCGTCGCAAATCCTTCAGCGATGTATATGATTTCTTCATTCTTTAGATCTCCTCCAACGACGTAAAAGTTCCCGCTCTTTTTTGTTCCAGGGATGAAGAACTTCTGTCCATCATCTTGAATTTTTTGCAGACCCCAAATTTTACCATTGATGTCCATCACGGGGACATAGATCGGACGACCGTGGCCATCGAACTGAGTTTTGCATCCAAAGAGTGACGACAGCTTCTTGCGTTTTGAGTACTCGGTTTCTTTTAGGTCAGTGGAGAGTTCTTCCCACTTCTTGGTGCATTCTTCCGAAGTAGCGAGCCACGCGCGTTCTTGCTCGATTTTTCGAGCCTTCTCTGCCTTCTCGAGCTGGTCTTCGATTTTTTTGCGATCGTACTTCGTTTGAGTAAACGACGTGATGAACTTGAACTCTTGATCTGGATTGTGCCAGTCGCCCCAAATCGCGACGTAAAACACCTCACCTTTGTCGGAGTGATTCTGGTGGCAAATACTCCACGCACTTTTGCCTTTGTCGGACGAATCTTTTTTAAATCTGTGGATTTTACCGTCAGCGATAATCTGATCTGGATAAAAACCTTCTGCTTCTAACGCTTTTTGAACTTGTAACATGTAACGCCCCCGATGAAAGGTGATGAGTAACATTGTGCTGCGGGAGGATCATCACTTCCCCCCGCCTCGATCAAAGGTTTGCAGCACGTTCGCAGAAAGCTATCGCGTCTTGGACGGATCTTGCAACCGTATAAAGCCCGCCAAGAGATTTAACCATCTTCTCAAAATTCTTTTGGTCAGGCTCTTGCCTTGCGCCACCGGTTTTGATTTCGATCTCGAGTCTAAGTCCAAGTCCAGACGAGTGTTTTAGAATTCCAGAGATGTCCGCCATTCCTTTGACACCGAAATCGACCCACACTCCGCTAATCTGCATCCTCACTTTTTGTGACTTCCAGCATCGAATATTCGGCATCTGAGATAGAGACACTAGAACCGCGTTCACTAACGCTGTGTGCTCCTCTGTTGATCCATGATGGGACAACTCTTTTTTTGATGAATCTGTTTGCAATTTCTTCCCCATATTCTTCTACGATCCTGTAGTAGACCCAACCCTTTTTAAATCCACGGTCTTTTCGGAGCGTTTCAAGTCCTTTGATTCGCCTTTTAACTTGTGACTCGAATGGTGATTCGGTGATCTCTTGAAGATCTCCGTCAGTAACAACTAGTTCTTTGGATTCTCTGTCTTCTGCTGGTCTGGTGTATCCACAGGCAGGGCATTTAAATCCGATAAAAACTGCGTAACATTGCGAACAAGTCTTTGGAGATTTTGCTCCAACGACTTTCGTTCCATCAAGATTTGCTTGCGGCTCTTCGGTGATGAAACCGTGCTCGTTGACGTTTCCGGCATGATCCAAAATAATGAAGTCTGATTTTCCATCGGCTGGACGAGTTCCTCGACCGGCTTGCTGGATGTAGAGGTTGTACGATTTTGTAGGACGAGCCATGATGATGCAGCCCACAGGAGGGATGTCAACACCAGTGCAAAATATCCCAACATTGCTGACGACTTTCGTAATCCCGTCTTGGAGTCTCTTGATAATTTCTTCACGCTGTGCTTCTGGCGTGTCTGCGTCGCAGTGCTCTGCTGATATTCCTGCATTCATAAATTGTGACACTATATTCTTGGAGTGTCCAATTGTTGCAGCGAAGCAGAGAGTCGGACGATTTTCGCCGAGTTTTTTCCAGTGGTGAACGAGATCGCCCACCAGTGTACCGCTCTGCATCGCATTGGCTAAGTCGTTCTGAACGTAGTCGTGTGTTGACGAAGAGACTTTGACTCCACTCAAGTCTGGGCTTGATGGCGCGAAGTAGCGCGCATCGACGAGAAATCCAGTGTCGATGAGTTCTCGCATTGAGATTGGCTTCACGATCTCGTCTGCAATGTGACGCAAAGATTTTTCGACGTAAGGGGTAGCGGTGACGGCCAGGACGAACGCGTTTGGATACTGCTCGAGAAACTTGACGTAACTGTCGGAGGTTGCCATGTGCGCCTCGTCGATTACGATCAGCTTGGCGTCTGGTCTGAGTTTTCTAGCTGTGAGGGTGTCGATTGAGCAGATTTGAATAAGAGCATTTGGCCGGTAGTTCCAGGCACCGTTCATCAAAACTCCATGGTGAACTCCTTCTCGAAAGAGTCTAGCCGAAGCTTGATTGACAAGCTTGCGACCACGGACGACCATGATGCAGCGATTTCCTTTGTATCCCGAATTTGTAAGAACGTGCGAGAAGACAACAGTTTTTCCTCCTCCAGTCGCCATGTGGAGCAGAACTCGCTTAACTCCGTTTCGGTAGTGCTTTGAGATTTCATCGATCGCTGCCTGTTGATAGGGACGTAGTGCCATTTGATTCCTTTAGAAAATTGATGAAATTTTCAAGTTGATCGTTAGTAAGTTTCTCAAATGAGGATTTTCTGTACCGTTGCAGAAGTAACTTCACAATCTCGTCACGATTCTTGTTTTTGATGAGAGGGAAGACCTCAGTATCCAATTGTAGTCGTGATCTCATCTTTTAAACAACTGCTCTGCGGCCATCTTGAGCAGTGCTTCCTGCACATGGCTACCCATCTTCGACCAATCGATGGATGCGAAGATTTTGTCTTGAATCTTGGAGTCGATCTTGTAGCTTAAACTTCTCGCGATAATTTGAACCAGCTCCTTCTTGATCTCTTCTTCGTCAATTTCTAATTCGATTTTCATTTCTTCTCCTTTTAAAATCGGTGGACTGGCCGGTAACGAGTCACCGCTTTAACCCGACGCTCTTTCGTCGGCACCAGCCCACCTTATTCGCTGCGAGGTTATAGGCAGTCCTTGCGGATACATCCTAAATCATCTGGCCTTTCGGGTCGCTCGCAGCAAAACTATTCCTCATCCAAAATTGCGTTAACCAACCACTTCAATAATCGCACTAAAACTTCTGATATTAACCAACACACCGTAGCTAATCCGATAAGCGATAAAATCATTCCTTACTCTCCAAGATTCTTTCGAGATAGTCGGCCATTTCTCCAGGTGTGCCTGTCCAAGCGTAATGACCTTTTAGAAACTCAATCATCCTTCTCGATCCCCACTCTGCGCCATCCTTGAATGCCATCGCCGACCTATCGTCTCTACAGCATCCAAATCCGCAATTGGATGCGTACTTCTCCGCAGCCTCCCGTGCGTCGCTTTGGAAGGTATTCACTCGATACCCCATAAATTGTAACAATTCGTTTTAACGCGATCTAATATTTGAACCAACCGCACGCGATCCTCTTTGTTTAAATCTTCGATGCGAGCACACGCCAATCCAAAGTCTAACTCTCCTGCATCTATTCCAGAAGTATTGAACCCAACTGTGATCAGCACGCCCATATTACTGCCAGCGTAAATACGTTCGTCACTCATCCTATCTTCCCGCCTTAGTTGGTTCTTTTAAACGAGTAATCCATCCTTTTAAAATCTCGTGTCGTATTTCTATCCCCTTTGTTTTCAGATCACCGGGAACGTAGCGAAATTTAAAATCTGTTGTTGATAACAGTTCTAAGAACTCTACAAGTGACATCATCCGGACTTTAATTTCTTCGTCGCTTGGCTTCCCACCTATAGCGGCCCACGCTTTTGATTCGTCAATAAGATCTTGGATTATAGACATCACACCCCCGCCTTCGTTGGTTCAAAGTTGGTCATTCTTTGCCTCGCATAAACTCTACAACGTGCTGATGGTGTGCTTCGGATAATATCGCGCAACAAATCTGATTAACGCTTACTTGGTAAGCCTCTGACTGTCTAACTAGCCAATCACAAACAGCGGGATCAGGCCGAACCATTACCGCCTTAATTTTCTTTTGTGTTGGTTTCGGTGGAGGCAGTTTATCTGTCCAGCTCATCTCACACCCCCGCCTTAGTTGGTTCGCTTTGGAATTTAGTCGTCATGAACAACACCGCAATCGAATAATGTAATAAAAGCTGCGATGACACAGAGTAGAATTACCCCCGCCAAAGGAACGCCAACCGCCCACAAAACCCACTCTGGAATAATAATTGTCACTCCACCCCCGCCTTCGTTGGTTCGCCCGACAGGGCTTCTTTGGCTTTATTCCACGCATGTTCTAACGCTGCCCAGTTTGAATTTCCGTAGTCATACCCGATAGCAGCTTGGTGACACCGCATCGTGCCATTGCTTTCGTTGTAAAGCCTTTGGAGCGCCTCAGTCAGCACCGCGTTCCTCTTGAGTGCCTCGTCGAGTTGTGAATTTCTCTGTGCGTGCCATTTCAACTGTTCAAGATATAGCCTGTGTTCCTCTGACAAGTCAGAACGAAGCCCCTCATGCTCCTTTTGCAACTCCGCATACGCCTTCGCACTCGACTGCTCATTCTTGAGTGCCTCGGCAAGCTGGGACTTGAGGAGGGTGAGCTCTTCGCAGCAATTCATTGCGCCTTGATAGTCGCTAACCGCAATCTCAAGCTGCTTGCGTAGCTTCTTATTCTCTTCTTTCAACTTTCCGTATACGGCTAGATCGACCCTCATCTCAACACCTCAACTTCAATAGCCTGTAGGTGCGGGTGAAATTCACACATGCCTACTATTCCAAATCCTAATCTCGCCCACGCTTTATAAAATGGGGATCTCCGGAAAGCTGCCTCGCATTGTTCATGCGTAACTGTGTGCCTCACTCCACGAAGATTTGTTGCGCTGAAATTATCACCCACTAAAATCGCCTCGACTTGTTTAATCTCTGGATTGAGTGCAAGCATTCCGTGGAACAGTGCTTTGGAGAATCCCCTGCCTTTGAACTCATCTTGAATGCTCACGAGATTCACCACCGCGAGTGATTCATTGACCATGCGGTAATAGAGGTAACCAGCGTGCATGTCGCCAGCCCTCACAACCAACTCCTTGGAGTCGGGCGTGGCTCGAGACAAATGCACTTGGCAAATGTCGGCCATCGCCGCAAATGGTAGTAGTATGAAAAATAATACAAAGGCTTTCATGATTTTTAACTCCAAAAAAATCCCCGATCAGAAAGTATCTGACCGGGGAGCACTACTCACCAAGGCATGTCTTCTTCTGACATCGCTTGCTGTTTTGCTGGCTCAGGTGCTGCCTTGCCAACATGTTTACGGGCTTGCATGAAATCCGCTTCAAGATTCAATCCACCCATAAGTACAGACGCTTCACCGTCTTGCATTTTTTCACTGAATCCAGATCCACCAGGAAGATTGACGAACGCAACTTTGGTGCGAGTCTTTTCTTGATAGGTGTCGTTCTTGAGAACGATGCTGAATTCTTTTGTCTGGTCCAAAATTCCAGATCCGTTGCCTTTATTGAGTTCAGATCCGTTTTTACCTGTGAATCCCATTCGGATCAGAGCTTCGATCGTGAATTCACGCGCTCCACCGTTGAAAGATCCAAACCAAGTGATTCGATCAGTTCCGCCTTCTGGAAGAGCGAACTCAAACATAACTGCTGCAGAGGGGAGACCATTCTTCCCCTTCATGATACCGAAATCGACGATTTTCGCTGGATACGAGCCTGGATTATGTAACTTTGCCATGATTTAGTTCTCCTTGTTGAACAATGTTCTACATTGTACCTTGTGTTTGTGCAAGCCTATCGATGATTTTTTTTAATTTTTCTCGATCGGTGTACGCTTCTTCTATTGCTGCAGCCACTTTGTAAGTCAAGTCTCCAGTGTTTTTCAGTGCCAGCAATCGGTACGCGTCGCACCGAAGCTCCGCAACACTCTTCTCGATTACCCGATTCGTCAGCTTCTGAAAAATCTCAGCGATCGTCATGTTAGCTTTCGGAAAGATGTGGAGGCAGAAAAAAACAATACCTGCTAACATGAATAAGTTAATCAAAAGTTCAAATCCCATTTTTATCTCCTTTTAAAAACGATGAGCGTCCGTCGATTAGTCGATATTTCGGTCGCGTGTTATTCCCTATGAACCGGGGAAACGCTCATCTGTTCCGACCTCATGCTCAAAAGCATGTGTCTCTGCTGGCGTACTAGAAACGCGAGCAGCTCATTGACTCAGAAGTGTTCTGAGTTTGTTTTGAATCACCATTAGTTTAGCAGAGTCTCCAGCCGCCTTCGTAATGCTTTCTTCGATTTTAGTGCGAAGCGACGCGTCAGGGACTTGAGCGACTAACTCTTTCAGATTCGCAGCGACCACTTCAGGCTTCTCTGGAGATCCAGTCTGCTTTGCTTGCGTGTACGCAGCCCAGTCAAGAGGTAGCTGAGAAGGTAGTCCAAGACGATTCTTTGCGTCATAGCCAGGACGACGCTCAGTGTAAATAAGACGAGTGCCATCACCCATCGCGATCGTGCGCTTCTTGTCGTTTTGCTTCGTGTACACTTCAAAATTGGCGAATAGAACGCAATCGACGTACTCGCGAAACAGAGCAGACGCTTTTTCGTTGAGCTTCAACTGATAGCGATCGTAGGTTGCGTTTTGCTGTGGATCGTTGAACGCCTTCACTTGAGCGTGTGCGATCAGAACGATGTTCATCTTTTTGGATTCTCGAAGAACGGTAAGACGAGCCATGAGATCCATCCAAAGCTTATTAGCAGCCACATAACCCTTACCGTAACCTCCATAGGCTTGCTCAATGTTAGGAGCACCGGAGTCTCGGCATACAGTGTCCCACACCAAAGGCTCCAACCAATCAAGTGAATCGATAGCGAGAGTTTTGTACGCATGTGTTTCTTCCGTAAGTGTTTTGACAGCAAGAAGAACGTCATTCAAAGAAGTCACTCCAGGAAAACGAGCGACATCCAAATTGGCCGTTCCCTTCTCTGATCCAACGAAAATAACGTCTGGAGCTTGCGCTGCAAACGTAGACTTACCAACACCATCAACACCATAGATCACGATCAGATCTGGTGTTTGGATTTTACCCTTCACGACACTATCAAGTAGACTCATTGGATTCTCCTTTTGTAACGATTTCTGTAACGCGATCTTGCTGATAAGTCGGAATCCGACCTCTGCGAACCCATTGTTTAATCGGCGCGGCGTCGCGGTATCCTAGTGCGACAGCGAGCTTTGCTTCTGAGTTACCAGATTTCTTCAACCATTTTTTTAATTCGTTCAGCAATTTCATAGTAGAACATTGTTAAACCTTGTGAGAGCTTGAGTCAAGAGGAAACCAGAATGGACCAAGGCTCAGACAACTGGCATAAGTGGCGCGCGCAAGGTATCGGTGGCTCAGATGCGCCAATCATAATGAATGTCTCACCGTGGAAAACCGCGTTCGTTTTGTGGGAAGAAAAGACAGGACGAGTCGTTAAAGAACAAGGCGGAAACTTCGCGACAGAACGCGGCAATCGCCTCGAGCCAATTGCACGTGCAAAATACGAACTAGAGTATGATTTCGAGATGGGAGCAGCTACGTGCCAGCACGAAACGCTCCCATACATGCGAGCATCGATGGATGGATGGAATCCAAAATTAAAGCGTGGCCTCGAGATCAAATGCCCTGGAAAACCAGACCATGAAAAGGCTCGAGCTGGAGAGATCCCAGAAAAGTATTGGCCACAGCTCCAGCACCAGTTCATTGTGACTGGCGCGGAAGTCATCGATTACTATTCTTATTGGATGGGTAAAGACGTTCCAGACCACATGGGAGAAGGAATCCGAATCGAAGTGAAGCCTGACTTCGAGTACATCAAGACCTACCTAAAAGTAGCCGCAGAGTTTTGGCGCTGCGTCACAGAGAACGTGCCTCCAGGGATGTCTGAAGACGACTTCAAGAAGAACCGTTTAATAATTGCCCGCAAGTCAGCAGAAGAGTGGAAGCGGCTTGCAAAAGAAAGAGAGTCGCTTCAGACTCAGATCAACGAAGTTGAATCCAAGCTTTTTGAATATGGCAAGAGAGTTCAATTCCAAGGAACTGGAGTAAGAACAAATGACGGGAAAGTCGAAGTCTTCGATGAACAAGAAAGAACACCTTAAGACTGAATCAAAACGCGCGATCCCAATGACAGAGACTGTCGATAAAGCCAAAGCGAAATTAATCGATAAGATTCTTAAAGATCTGAAATTGAAAGAAGATCTCCAGCGTAAATCTTAACATCAGTTCCTTTTGTCACGACAGCCTTGAGGCGTTGTGGCGCGCTATCAGGATTCAGAAGTGCAGTCTCTGCTGTGGAAAGATCTGAAACCAGAGAGACTTCTCCTAGTTTTGGATCTGCACCAATCGAGACTTCATTAAGCGAGAAGCTCTTTGTCATGAAAGTTCCAGATGGGATTTCAATAGGTAGTGAGACAACAAGCTCTGTCACGCTTGATAGATCGACAGGCTTTCCGCTCGTAGCTCCACGAAGAATGAATTTAATTGCCTTTGTTTGACCGCGTACAATGTTGATCATTATGCTGTTTCCTCTACCAAGATAATATTTTCAGGATCTTCCGCGACCACTACGACAGAATCAGTTTCTTCAGGTACCAAGATGATTTCTTCTGAGCCACCACCAGATCCACCAGTGCTGCCATCGACGATCTTCTTACCGACACTTCCAGGGACTTGGTGCAACGATGTCTGCTCGTCCAAGACTCCATTCACGATCGACTGTACGTCAACCGCAGGGATGTTGATCGTATGCGCAACGACGCCAGTATCCACGTCGAACAAGAGCTGATCGGTCTTGGTTTTGATCGCAGCGATTAACGCCCCAATATTACCTTGGAGCGCTGCACCGAATGAACCGGAGACAGTTTTGGATGCTTGCAGTTCGTCCCAGATGGCAGATGCGAGGGCAGCTGCCGTAGTTTGGGATGCAGTGGTAGGGATTTGGTCGATGTAGCCAGCGCGTGTTGCGGAGATAATGCCCTGGAGGGCTTCGCCGAAACTGCCACCGGAAGTGTTGGATGCCCTGATCGCTGCCCATACCGCCACGGCAATGGCAGTCTCTTCTGCGGATGTAAGAGCGTAACCTGTTTTGTCATCGTTAGTTTTGGTGTGTGCGTTGACATAGCTGCTCCCGTCAAATGTTAGTAAGTCTGTCTTTGCTTTGATCGCTGCAATGTCTGGATCATCAATGGTGACAACAGCATTCGCCTTGATGAAGCTCGACCCGTCAAATAACATCTGATCTGTTTTGACCTTGATTGCGTTTGCTGTGGTCTGAACACCACCCACAGCTGTTCCAACCGTGGTGACATCACTCTGTGCAGCTGGCACTGCTGGCAGATTGTCGGTCTTAGACTTGATCGCAGATATGCTTGTATTGTCTGGAGCGGTGTAGCCAGCCGTTGAAAGTCTCGTAGAGACGGCCACGTCTAAATTATCGAGTTTAGCTGCGCGCGTAGGAGTTAAGTCCGCAGTGGATACAGCCGTAGAAGCTGGAGCTCTGCTTGAAATGTTCGCATCCAAAGTATTCAATCGGCTATCAGAGGTTAACAGAGGTGTAGTTGGAATAGCTGCTACGGCCGCTGCAGAAGCGCGAGTCGAGACATCAACGTCAACTTTAGATTGAAGCGCGCCACCAAAAGTAAGAGCGCCAGCGTGAGAAGATCTGACTTGATCCCAGATCCCCGCAATGGCATTTAGGATTGAAGTAGCGGGTACACCGGTACTAACCGCGCTCATACTCACCGTACTGGTATTTTCATTCCCTACGGCATCGATCGCCCGGATACCTACATAGTAGGTGATGCCAGCCACAAGTTCCGCATCAAACGCGTCGATAAATATTGTGTGTGACGTTTGATATGTGATGTTTCCAACATTGCCATCCACAAACAATCCGGTAGCGGTTAATGCTTGAATATAAATTTCATACCTGATTGGAGAGGCGGAGTCTGTCGCAGCAGTCCAAGATGCGGTTAAACTCCCGTTAGCGTTCGCAACCAAGCCAGTAATACCAGCAAAAGTTGGAGGGGTTGTATCCAAGATACACGCCGCTGACACCAACTGCTCCATTCTGTCTTGGAAGTACTGGCTGTACATTAGACGTCACCCAATGAACACGTGACCCTCACACCAGGAGGGGAGGTCCAATTGTAACGAATCTCAGTAGTTAATGGCGTGCTCGAATAATCATTTGCACCGGTCATCACTGACCACGAGGTTCCATTGTTCGTAGACTTATCAAACTGAGTGTAGTTCGTAGTCGTATCTGCAGACACCACGAGATTGCCGCTGTCGTCATACGCCCTAAAATACTTGGTTCCTGAGTCTGTGAGTATTTGTCTGAACGCAGTTCGTGCAGGACTTGCCCCGAGCTGAGTTGTGTTATCCACTGACCCGATCCACTTCGGAGAAGTTTCAGAACCAGAGATCCATCCTAAGAACGCCTCAATGTACTGAATCGGGTTCGTAACCAATTGCCCCAATGTAGCCGATTCAAGCTTGAATTGAATTTGTGCTGCAGGTGGGACCGCATTCATCATTAAACTTTCTGGAAGCGCTGCCCAACCGCCAGTGGCGGAACCAAATCCAGATGATCTCCAGTAAATATCCGCGTGTGCGGTTGTGGCCGAAAACTGCTGAGTCAGTGCCAATCCAATATAAGAGATAGCATTTGGCGTACTGATGACCTTACTGATTGCGTATGATGTGTCTAGCAGTTCATCACTACCGTGATTCATCACGATTAGTCCGCGCTGACCAACCGTAGTCCCTGTCATAAATGACCACCCTTGGCGGACTTTTAAGTCACCAATCGTGATGGCACCGAACTGCGTTAGCTGCGTGTCGCCAGTTCCACTAACGCCTTCGAGATAATCATTATTTAAAACGCCGTAAATGGATTCAATGACGTTATTGATTACCTTCTTGGCGATGATCTTTGTCGTTGAAGTAGTGAACACCGCGCGGTCAAAAGAATCAGACCAATCAGCAATAACAGCAAGAGGTGTCGTGACCTCATTGGCAGCACCGAGAAGATTTGATGTAACTAGAGACGGCCAAGTTGTAACCGCTGCAGTAAGCTCAGATAGCTTTCCTAAATATAGATTTGTCGTAGTCGCAAAGAACGCACATGCAGACCCTGAGTTGGTTGTATGTCCTGGAACTGCGTAATTCTCACTATTCAAAAGAAGCAGCACACCAGTCAAAGCTGGAAGGTTGCCGGTCTTTAAAACAAACTGTGATGAAGTAATGCCAAATGCGCGACCGATCGAGTGAGTTCCTGACTGTGAACCAGACGTATTGATTGCTGCACCACCCTTGGTCAGAGATAGATTGTATGAAACTCCTGCCACAACCGTGGTTACGAAGTACGTGGTTCCAGATGTTAAACCGGTAGGAAGTGCGCCAGTGGTAGACAGAACGACTTGGTCATTCAATACATAGGAGTGGCCCGCATCAGCAACGACACCAGGGGTCGCAATGGTAATCGTGACGGTATGATTCACCCACGTTGGCGCAGTGCCATAGTCGAACTTAAAATATTGGTGGGTTGCTGCAACACCGTTATGGACGTAAATTTTAGAGTTTGCCGTGTCTAAGAACACAGCGGCACCTGCCGTAAGATCATTCGCAGTACCAATCGCAGCAGAGTTCTGAACGAAGTAAACAGCCTTAGCATCGCTCGAAGTAGCCATCGGAATGGTGACAGATAGGATCGAAGTGAAATCCGAAAGGGCAACCTTCCACGCTACGAAGTGACCGCCGTTTTCTACAACACTGCCTGTGGTCGTGATGAAAATTTTGATGTTCGATGTGTTCGAGTCATCGACTTTAATTCCATGAATGGTGTGAGTCGTTGCAGCAAGGTTAGGAAACGTAAGACGGACTTGACCACGGTAAGTGAATGCCCCAGTCGCATAGTTGGCGTCATAGCAAGCCACGATCCCAAGACCTGCAGCTATCGCAGTAATTGTGAACACTCGGCCGTTGTCGGTTGGACAGTTGTATGTAGGGACCAATCCTGAATCAGTGAACACGTCTAAGAACTTATTTGTAGGCGCACCGATAACGTACTGTGAATCAACCAACTGTTGCTGAAAGAATCCTGACGTGGTGGTTCTTGTGCTCAGGTAGCTAGATCCGACTGAGGTTTGAAGATCCGCTGTCGTTGCTTTGATATCCATCTTAACCCCCGTTAAATAACCTGAGTAATTAATTGAGACGAAATACAAGACGACAAATTAACGTCCCAATCAATCTCATCTACAAGAGAATCTTCTAGTTTTGCAAACGGACCCTGAACGTCAACCTTTACAATTGGTATCCACTGGTCATCGAACTGCGAAGGGAGAACTCCAGGACGAACTTTCACCTTCGACCCAACTATAATGGCCTGAGTTGATCCATCCGAAATAACGAAGTTCATCCCTTAAGCACCAAAGTAATTTCAGACAACGCGCTCGATGCGGCTTCGATAGCCGGTAAAGAGCCGCGAAGCTTTTCCGCAAGCGCAACCGCAGCGTCACGCTCCACAGTCATCGCATCTAGCTTTACTTGCATGTCTTTGAGTTCCCCACCGGATAGAATCTCTTCCATCTTCTTCATGAGGTCTTGATTGTTCTGAATCATCATCTCAAGGAGAGGTGCAAGATCGGCGTCTACAAGCACCACAGTCCCATCGGTGAATTTTACTTCAACCTTTGGTTTGACTGGGTTTGAAACACTGTCGATTAGTTCAATCGAGATAGGTGCAATTTTGTCGGGAGCGACAAGCAGAAGATTGGGCATCTCGCCTTCAAACGAAACCACCTCGAATGGCCCAATCCCAATATCATCACCAAATACTGCTTTAAGGAGAAGGACCTTAGATCCAACAATCAAATCAACCTGTGAACCGTCTGGAAGCTTAATGATCATGGTTTTCTGTCCCCGTCTTGTTTGTCCCAAGCTGACCCTGCGTCAGTGGAGCTTTTTTTTGCGTCTAATCCAAGTTTGGTAATCGCTGCATCAGCCCACGCCCTTCGGCGTTCTTGCGTAATGTCGAACTTCTCCTGCGCTTCTGCTGCCTTTCTCTTATCATCCATGGCAGAAACAAAGATCGCAAGACCAAACTTAAATGCTTCGAGAATGATACCTAAAACGGTCAAAGCCATTATTTCTTACCAACCCAGACGCGCATTCCAGTCGTCATTTTAACAGGGATGCCATTCTCAAGCCAGCTCCAAACAAAGTTTGGATCTCCTTGGACTTGAGCCAGTGGAAGGTACCCCTTCTTGTATACGCGAAGAACGATCTCACCGTCAGAGTAGCTGTGCTGTTCCTTACCGTTTTGGTCGATCCATTTCACATCGTAGCTGAACGGCCACAATCCACGATCAGATAGGTCAAAAGTTGGTTTGTGGAGCAGTGTCGCCCAGGTGATCGGCTTCGATCGCGTTGCGCCCTGCGCTATGGTGTCGCCATACGTCGGGGTGTCATCGGGGAAGTAAATCTTGAAGCTCACGCACGGACCATCGCCCAGGCACTTCGCGGGGGGAGCGATGAAGTAAACCGCGTCCGTTCCAGCGTCGCCTTCTTGTTTACGGCAAAATGTGAGTCCAGATGTGACTTGCTGGCCACACCCTTCGATGAGTCCAGTTTCATCACCCGATTCAATGGCCGAAGCTTGCGCGTCAGACATCACTCGGTTCTGAGCGCAGTTCGTTGCACCCATCGACATCATCGCAAGCAAGAAAAAACTAATTAAGCGCACTTTGACCCCTCATGAAGATCGCGATCCCGCGCGCGACAGCCGCTGCGAGTTCTTTCTTCTGTTCTAATCCAAATGTTGCGTCTTCCTTGCTATCACCAAAGAATGGTTCAATCAAAGCGGAAGGACATTTCGCAGAGGTAAGGTTTACGAATCCGCGATCGGTAGGCTGGACTAGTTTAACCCCGCGATCGAGCGAACCGCGACGGTTAAGGCCAACGCAGATAGAAGCGTGAACAGCAGCCGCGAGCCGATCAGATCCAGCGATCTTGGACGAAAAGAGAGTTTCGGTACCACGAATATCTCCCATACCAGCCGCATTGAAGTGTAGCTCAATAACACCAAGAGGATCGAATCGATTGACCTCATCGTAAGCTCCAACGATACCCACCTTATCGCGGAAAAATATCTCTGACTGGATGCCATCATCCATCAAGGCACAGGCAATCAGAGCGGCAAATGCTTTATTGTACTCGTACTCGTAGCAGTCCAGAGGCGCAACAGCGTGCGCCCCTGGACGATCTGCTTCATGCCCGACTACAAGGGCAAATTTCACGATTTGACGGCTTCGACCAAGACCTTTGTCTTCACGACTGTGGAGAGCAAGAGGTCAGCAGCAGCGGCAATGATCTTCTTGGCTTTCTCGTCTTGTCCTTCGAGAGACAGAACTACGTAAGCCAAAAGGTCAGCATCGGCGGCAGGATCAACAAGCAAGGCTTGGAGATCGGCTTCAAACTGTGGCGCGCCAGCGATCAAAGCAGGGATGTCCATAAGGACAGCAACACCAGCTTGACCAAGAGCAGACCAATCTTTTGCAATTCCAGCAGCAACTGCTTTTTCGCCGTCTACGAGAGCCTTAACGATAGGTTTCAACATTGCATTCAACATTTTTACTTTTCCTTTTTTTGTAACAGTTTGGCCTCAATCCATCCAAGGATGCTGCCAAACTCAGTTTTCCCCATGTGTCGCTCACCAATGAGGACAATCATTTGAGCAGTTACCATCGCCCAGAATTGTTTATCCATGCAAATTATTATGAGGGAAAATTATGGTCTAGGCAAGTACTTGACGAGAGCGCCAGCTAGTCCGCCAAAGAAGACTGAAATTCCGTACATCCAGTGCTTGTCGTTTCGACTCAGAGCGTGAAGAGTTTTATGCTTCGCGACAGTGTGCGCCAGTGGTTCAAGAAGAGCCTTCACTTCGACGTGACGCTCCTCTGACTTCTGGTGCAAAAACTCAAGACGCTCCTCCATGCGGGCGAGGCGCGTTACCATTGTTTCCTTCATTCTTTAAAAGGAATGCAGCTAGAAACCATTTTACCGGCGAGTGTCAAATGATGCGGCTTGCAGTCTTCGACTAGGATCGCCGAAGAACAAGAACTCAGAACCAAGAATGATACAAAAAGAACAATCTTCATAATTCTTCCCCCTTACTTAGGACCCATACATAGAATCTGAAAAGCATCATCGGCGTTTGCACCTACACCATTCCAGACTGCTACACCAACTAGGCTTGATGTCGCCGTATTTACAAGACTTGCTGAAATTGCCGTAGACACGTCAGATGCAGTCACTTGGCACATTGGAGACGCAGAGAACGTACCAGAAGCAAAGTTAACCACATAAACACCTGCGGAAGTTCTCGTAACAGAAGTAATCCAAGATCCAGATTGGCTATGAACGGTGCAAGGGCTTGTCACGCACGCAGTATTTGGGCCGCCAGCTCCAGCAACTGACGCCCTGGCGAGGATCTCAACACCAGCAATCGGACTAATGACAGAGCCAACCAGAACTGGAGCAGGAACTTGCTGATCCAAATACTTGAAGGTCCATAGAACGTCGCCGACAGAAAAGGTGCCTGAGTTGATCGATGCTTCAATCTTGAATTCGAGAGGAGATCCAACCGAGGTAACCTTAGTCTGCAAGCATCGTCCGAAAGGTAAAGAACCCCCCGCCGTACTATTCGTGATCCCAAGAACAGCATCCATTAAAACGCTATTCTTGTAGGTACCAATCGTTGCAGAGGCGCTGGCATTTGAAAAATTACCTGTACCTGAGTGACAAACTTCAACTGTTCCAGCGCGAGCAGGAGAGATCGTGAACCCGTTACTAGCTGCTGAAATCGTAACCGTTCCAGCATTCGTGTTCGAGTACTCTGTCAGCGTTGGAGTCCCTGGAAGGTCAACTGGAGTTGCGGACGTAATGCCGGTATTACCGGTGACGTTCCCGCTCCAATCCTGAGCAATTGTTCCTGCGGTGTATGCCTGATCCACTTGAGTAGGGAACTTGTACACGTCAAACGTAAACTCGTTCGCACCACTAGTATCAGATGAGTAGGTACCTGCGGCAACATTTACCTGAAATTTAAAATCTGAAGCAGACAATGGAGATGTGACAGTCAACGAATAAGTGTCGCCAGAGTTTGCACTGACAGCAGATCCGCCCAATTGCTTTGTAGGACTCTTCGTACTCACCGTCCCATTGCTGATTCTCGTTCCAAGAATAACTGCGGATGCGCTGAGTTCCGAAGCATTACCGGTTGTGATCAGATACTCACCTGGCTCAAATGCTGTGCGGAAACCCATGAATGCACCCACTGGAGCAGATAGTTTTCCTGTCGCAGTGTAAGTACATGCCGTCCCGCCACTGTCTTGATCGTGGTACGCGCCAGTAGTCCAAGACGTTACACCAGTGCAGTTCGTAACGGACATCGATCCGTAGTGCTGAGCTTGGCTCAACTGGATCAACTTGTTCTCACCAATCACGCAGTTGTCGAGTGCGATTGCTGCAGCACTTGCAGACTTCACTCGCAAACGAATACTGCCAGTTGCTGGCATTGGGAAGGTAGCTACAGCAGTTTTGAATGAAGTGCTCGATCCAATCGTGGATTCCGCCAGAACATTCGTGCCGTCAAACACTTGAAGCACGAAGTCGCTCGCTGCAGTCTTTACTTTGCAACTTGCAGAACCGTTTGGTGCGTTCAGCACTGGAACGAGTGCGCTCGAAAGAATTTGGCCTGAGCCAGAAGCAGTGAACACTCCGCTTGCCGCGCCCGTGTAGAAGTTAGCTCCGCTCGTTGCTGTCGAGAGCGATCCGCCGCTTACCGACCAGCTTGCTTTGCCGTTCTCAAAGCCAGGATTTTTCTTGGCCAACATGTTGACCGCAGGAAGTTCTTGGCGCTCAGGGACATCCGCAGCAAATGCGGGGAGAGCCAACAATAAACCGATGATGATTTTCTTAAACATGATCTTCCCTTTCGATTAACTAAATTTTAACTCTGTGGCGGAAGGAACGAAACGGATATCGTCCGTGTCAGTATCCACTCCGCGAACCAAATCCAAACGAATCAGATCGCCAGGAGAGACAGAGAACCCGTTAATCTTCCCCGTGGCATCGGTCAAGTCAAGCGTCGACTGGCGATACATGTTTGCAACCGTGTTGGTCAGAGCTGAGTTCGTGCTCGTGCGTTGATTTGCAGTCGATCCAATCGCGTCAAGATTCTTTCGGATTAAGCTCGAGACTGTCGACAAAAGCTGAGTGTTGGATGCGCTTGGGCTGTATTGTCCCAAGAACATGAGAATTTGACGACCAGCGATATAACTTTGTGGGACTTTTACGAACAGGCTGAGCTTTTGTGACCCTACGTCTGCCTTCGAGAAGATCCAAACCAGTTCGCCATTCTCAGTGTCTTCAGTAGGAGCGATAGCATTTGGATGCCACTCGCCACCACCACCGCCACCACCACCAGAGCCAAGTGGAGTCACAGCAGCCGAAGAATCCTTCAAGAATGCTACGCCACCCTTGAGGTAGACGCGAACCTTGGATGCTCCTGGAGCAGCAGGATCAGCTCCAAGATCATCAAAATCAGTGTAGTTCAGGTACCCTTGTTTTAGGAGCGCGTCAGCCGCAGCAAACAAAGAAGCGATTGAAGTCGATGCGCCAGCAGGAAGTCTTTGGTATCCAGTCGTGTTGACTGTCGTTGCTCCGCCAACTGGCATGAGCGACCGAAGATCGGTGATATCGACCTGGCCACCAAGACCAGTGACAGCGTGAACGAGAACCGTTGCAACTGCCAAGTATCCAGCAGGAGTCGCGGGAGCAACAGGAGATCCCGAAGGAGTTCCAGTTACTACGACGACATCGCTAGACCAGTCGTCTTTCACGTTGAACACAGTGCTCGTGACGCTTCCGCCAATCGTTGCCTTATATTTTCTTGTATCCGTACCAGTGACGACGCGCGCAACCTTCACTGCGATTTTGTCGATACGATCATTCACACCGTCAGGATCTGCGACAGTGACAGTCTGAGATGTTGCGGAAAAAATCGGCCGTTTTTGTGGCTCAGTTGCAGCAACAGTGGCATCAGTCTGCAAACCTAATCCAGCATTTAAACTTACGTTCGTGGCATCAACAAAAACAGCCTTGAATGAATCTTGGAAGAAAGCGTTCTCGACCTTTTGGAGCATCTGGAAAACGACGCGATCGTAAATCTCCTGCTCCGAAAGAGCCTGAAGATCGTTCAGATCCTGATAGATAAGTTCCTGGCCGTCGTTTACAATGCGCCTTGCCATTTTTAATCCCTTTCAATAACTCTGTAGAGAGTTCCCGCTGCCTTAACATTATTGACCGTTTCAACGATCAAATCAAATATGGTCTGACTACTTTCGTTGCTTCCCGCGAAGTCTTCACGAGAGAAGAAATTTTCCCTTGATGCAAAACTGTACGGTACATGGAGCTGTTTTTCTACAATGATCGAGAAAGCATTGTAATAAATATCGGTGAAAACCTCTCTCCGACTATAGAACGCTTCTCGATTTAAGAAGATGATATCACGAAAATGCTCTCGGATAGTGGACTCGCCAACGATCAGAAACGCATCAACCAGGATCTTGATCGCTGGAAAATTGGATTGATTCAGCAAGCTCCTGATTCGAGGAGAGAAAACAGCATCAATTTCCTGTGGAAGACGCCTATAATTTCGCTCGTTTGCGTGCGTATCCAGGAACGTATCTGTGGCCTGGCTTAGGAACGTCTGGGAAACGTGGTCTTCAGATTGCTGCTGAGCTTCAGACAATAGGCGCGCGATCCCTTGGAACTCCGCGACATTGAAATGCTCGCTCTCGAAGAACCAAGTAGGAACCCAAGACTTTAATTTGGCGTACCAATCAGCTTGGGAGAGTGCCATTAGACGATCCCTATTGTTCCGGGTTTAAGCTTTTCGATGCTGGTAACCGCCACATCGCCGACTGGTGTCTTGTTCACAAAGTCAGTGATGTCGTTTGTCCCGTCTGGACCCCAAATGCTCAAGATCGTGAGGCGCGCGATACGTCTTACAAAGCCTGTCCCAATTGGTAGGCTGTTCAAGTAAGCAGTCATCGTATCCAAAATCAACTTCGGATCGTTCTCAAGAACAGAGAAGTTTGGTCCTGCTGGATTCAGCGTGATCGAAGCTGTCCAGTTTACAGGAAGAGGCGTTGCGCCAAGCACAAAGATTTGAACACCAGCGGCTCTGATAAAATCCAAAGAGGAAAGAACCTGTGAGACAAGTGCGCCGCTAGCTGATCCATTGGCGTCTGCAATGTAGAGAGTCGTCCTAGGGATTCTAAACAAAGGCTCAATAGGAGTATTGGTAGCAATGTTCCACGCTTTAACAGCGATCTCGTCTTCGATAACGGTTGCAATCTCTACTCCTGCGATTGTTTTAGCCAAGCCTTCAATGCCTGGAATTGTTCCGCCCTTGAGAGTCTCTAATTTATTGCGAATGAACTCACGGTAAGCAGAGTCCGAAAGAGATGCTGCTCCACCCGCTGTAGCAGCGGCGTTCACGACGATGATCGTTGGATCTGTCAGTGCGCTCTCGATGCTGTTGATCGCTCCCGCGTTTACGTTCCCAAGAATTCCAGCGACTGCATTCTTCACGCTCGCATTGATCGAAAGAGTCGTTGGACCCATTGTAACCGCTGCGACTGTCGCAAATCGTTGCGAAACACCGTTAGAGTCAACTGCAGTTTTGACGATTGTTCCAATCGGGATCGTCACAGATCCAGCAGTGTAAGTTGGCCTCGAGAACGTCACATCGCCAATTGCGTAGGCTGCCAGTGGACGAGAGAATGAAGTACCGAAGTGATCGACTGCCAGAGTCTGCAGATCGTCAGATCCGCCAGTAATCTCTGGGCCATTCGCAGTATCGAAGAAAGTCTTCATGAACTGATCGACGATCAGTTTTGTGAGTTCAGAAACGCCAGAAGAATGCGCGCCACCTAAAATGTCGAGCTTCGATCCTTCTGTAAAATCGGTCAGCTCTGGAGCGTTGTCTTGGACTTCGTTCTGGAAGTCTGTATAATATTCACCCTGAGATTTAAGAGTAAGTGCCATTTATCAAGCCCCGCTGAATGGTGTAAAGTTCATGACGACTGCATCAACTCCTACCACCTTAACCCGAACAACAATTGTTACTTTTGATGGATTGCTCTCGTCATAGTCTACCAGAACACCTTCGACCTTTTCAACCCTTGGATCTCTGGCGAAGTTCTCACTGATTCGACCTGCAAGCTCTCTCTGCTTTCCGAGTCTGTTCAGAGCGTTCTGGAACCGCTTGATCCCAACCCCGTAATCTGGACGATGAATTAGGCTTCCTGGCTCTGTCATGAGCCTAGCGAACAGTGCATCTCTGACGTTCTGCATACCGGAAATGGTCTGGAGATCTCCTCCTGGAGTAGGAAGAAAGTCCCTTTTATGTGCCAAATCAGTGAGAAGAACGTCTGCTACACTTGCCATTTATTTCTCCGTAAAGACAGTATCGCTCAAAACGAGTTTATCTTCCACAGGACTTGACTTGAGGTTATTCAGTGCTGTTTTCACGCCATCTGCGTCAGAGCCAACAGTTCCAATCGCCGAGTCGATAGTCGTCAATTGGATGACGATTGGAGTGAGCTGTGCAGTCAATGCAGCACCTGCAGCGGCTTCTATCGTCAAAGATCCAGCGAACGAAGACAGAGCAGACACCAGGCTATTGACCTGGCCTAACAGCGAACTCGTCTTCTGAGAAAGCGTCTTGAGCGTTGTCGAAAGCGTAGCTAGCTGAGTCAATTCGTCAGACATTAACTGTTTGAAGACCAATCCAAGGACTAAATTCTCTGCTGCTGGAGCGTCAGCATTGGCTTTGCCGATCTCGACTCGAGTGTCACTCCCTAGAAACAACTTCTTACCCGGCTTTGACTTGGTTACGAAGTGACCATCCTTGATCTGTTTCGGTAACTTCTCTTCATGAGAAGCAAGCCTCTTGATCGCGTAGGCTCGATCAGGATCACCGTCTGCCATGACGATGAGGATAAGGTCGTTGGGATCTGGAATATCTCCATGTCCAGTGTTGTCTCCTACAGACTCCCAAGTATCAGTAACGATAACTGTACGACCTTCCGGCACGATTTCGCATTCAATCGCAACGTCTGTCATATCGTCTTGAACAATGACTCTTTTTACGAGCGCAAGACCGATGTGCAATCGGTCATCTCGAAAAATAGATTTCATCAACTCAAGATCAATGCCCATTAAATCCCTAACTTTTCGTTGTCCAACTCGATAAAATTAATGAAGTCAACCTTCATTTGAAATCCAGATTCTTGATTCACTGTTAGCTTAACCGACTTTGTAAAAAACTTCGGGGTAAACATCGAGAAAGATTTTGCGAACGCTTCCGCAACGTCTGCGTCATAGCATCGCTTGATTAGGAAGTTCTTCCTGGTCGCAACGTCTGGCTCCATCTTCCCAGTCGTTTTATTTAGGATGTCAGGGATCTTGTCCAACCCCTCGAGATCGCCTTGCTGGATCTTGATTAGGATCGGAGTCCCAATGCGCATGAGCGTAGCGTTGAAGCAAGAGCTGACTCCATTGTCGCCTGTCTCAACGATATCCATTTCTTTTGTGACGAGAGATCCTTCGATCTGCTGTCTTCCGACCTCTTCGTAAATCTTCTGCGCGATCTCGATGCACTGCTTCTTGTCTTTGTCGGCAAATCTAAAAGTCATCGTTGGAGCTTTTTTAGGTGTGGCTGGCGCGCCTTCTGAGTCCACTTGTGGAATTGTCACGTCGAGCTGTGCAAGTCCAATGCTCTTCGCCCATTCTGCAGTTGACTCGCGAGGGATCTCAGCCTTTATGACTTCCTTCTTTGCGAAGCTAATCACCTGGATGTTGAATCCCTTTTTACGACCAAGCTTTCGTTTGAACTCGAGAGTCTTTACATTTTGACCGTAAATAAATTGCTTCGTTTCGGTCTTTCCGTATAAAATACGCGGCTTCGTAATCACAAGAGTATCCAACTCGATGTAAGCGATCAGCGCGTGCTGAGACACAAGCTCCTGAATTAAATCCCAAAGATTCTGATTCGGTCTTGGATTCACCTTCGTCGATTGTGGCTTGAAGTCTGGAGAGAAGCTCGAGATCGGAAGCAGTTTCTCGCCAGTGCGATTGTCAACAGTGATCTTTGCTAGCGTTGGATTTGCTGCGATAATACCGCGAATCAAATCATCAAGAGGAGTCGTCGTGTCTTGAGGAACTCCTGGAGCTGGAAGATCTGTAAACATCCCAGTGAAATCTCGACCGCTGAATCTAACAGCTCTGTGCTCGTCATCGAACGTGATCGTGTCTTCGTCTGCAAAGCCATGGAAAACTTCGTTGTCAGAAGATGGAACGATCAAGTTCAGCTCCTGGCCGTTCTTGTAAGTTCCCTTCATGTCGTCGATGTAAATCGTCACGCCTACAGACCGAATGCAGCGTGGATCGAATGGAAAATTCTTGTAGTCGATCTCCATGTCGAACGTGTCAGCTTGAGTGTAGTCGTTGATGTTGACTGTCACATCTCGAGCAATAATTGGGAGCTTGTAAATCGTGCTGAGATTTTTAGTCTCAGTGTTCCCTTTGAAGTCTTCAAAGATGACATTCAAAATTACTGCTGACTGTGGGTAATAAACGCTAATGGGACACCCCGATCATGGTCATAGCCTTGGAATCTCTAAGATGCTTCCAACCACCAAGACAGTCGTGCTCAATTTATTGTGATCGTAAATCTTGTTCCAGCTATCAGCCACACCGTAATATTTGATCGACAACTTCTGAAGCGTGTCGCCAGTTTTGACAGAGTACCGAAGAAGCGGAGTAGACTTGGAGAGCTGGTCAAACCTGCTGTGCATCGTTGCCAGGATTTGAGACAGAACCTTCGTCTGAGAAACCGCGCTGTTGATGTACGCCGTGTTTGAGTAAGTGCTCGTCGTCAGTAGAGACTTCTTTTGCGAAGTCGGGAGATTGTTATCCACTCCAAGAACTGTTCTGACGTTAGTTCCCAGGCCACCATTCTTATTGGTGAACGTGCTCCCCAAGCTCTCGATCGAAAGCTGGATACCGCGAACGCTTCTCTTGAATTTCGAGATCGTTGCGCGCGCGTTTAGAATCACGCCTTTGACTCTGTTCACAGTTGAAACGACATCTTCAGCAGAGCGAACCGTCGTATCAACGAAGTTCGTGACCAGGCTGACAGCTCCGAAAACATCGCTCATCGCCTTACCAAGAAGCAACGACAGGCTCTTTGGCATGTTGTCTGGTGGACCTTTGGTGATGAAAGCATTCGCCGCAGCGATCAGAGCTTTATTGTCATCAAATGGTATCAGCTTCGTTCTGTCAGTGAACTTGCAGTTTGTAGGCTTGTTGAATCCAATGATCGTGAACGTAAGCTCGTAATCGATTCGAGAGACTTGATTCAACTCGAAGTGAGTCTTCTCAAGAAATGCGAACCGCTCCCACTCTCCGAGATTCAATCTCAGTAGATTTCCACGAAGTCTGATCGCATCCATCTGCTCTTGGATCGCAATCGGAACTCGGTACATAGATCCAGCAGCATCTTTATCTTCTAGTTTGTTGCTGAACGCCTTTGCCTTCAGACGACCTTTTATGACTACTTCGCTCTCTCGTGGCCCAAGAACCTGCACGACTGGCTCTGGATTTCCAGCGTAGTAATCCTTGACGATCTTCTGCTCGCCACCGAATGGGAACGGCTGGAACGGAAGTTGATGTCCTTTTAAAACGAGTCCGAAATTGTCAGCGTTTGATTTCTCAACACCATTTTCAAACTCGGTGATAATGAAGCCTTCCAGAAAGTCTGGAGCAAATCTCTTCGGTACTTTTTTAGTCTTGAATGGATTCGGGAGAGAATCCAAGAAATTATCTAGCGATCCTTGGGCTGCGCCACCTACGTCATTAAGAATGCCCATTTACGCCCCCAACAACTTTCCTTGGAAAGAACCGCCCTTATTGGCAACTGGATTATTGTGCGCGTTCATCAACTGTTCTTTGATCGTGTACGCAATTCGATCTGGCTCCATGCCAGCTTTGAAGTCGTTTCTGATCTCAACCTTTGAAATGGTTATGTCAGTATTGGCGTTGCGGACAGAAGTGCCGTCTTCGATGTTCTTCTTGTGCTTCCCAATGAAGTCATCAAAGCCTTCTTGGAAGCCCTTCTTGATGTTGTCGAAAATATTCAGCAGCCAGCCTTCTTCGCTCATGCTCGAAAGCACATTGAAGATCGCGCCGAACGCTCCAGAGATCGCAGCCATGATGTTGACTATCAGCGTACCTACAGTTTCGAGAACGAAAACGAACGCCTCTAGAATCGGCATCAAAGCTGACAAGACTCCAGACCACTCAAACAATGGAGCGAGAATAGATGACAATCCATCGATCGCAAGCCACACAGGAAGAAAGATTTGCTTAACCGCCTCGCCAAGTCTAGCGAGCAATCCCATGAACTTCGGTAAGATCTCAGCCATAGCAAGAGCGTCTGAAATGTGCGCCTTAGCCATCGCTCTGCTGATTGCCTGGAACATAATGTAAAGCAGTGCAAGTGGTGCAAGAATCTCTGCAAAAGCGAACGCAAGAACAGGCATCAAAACACCAAAGTAAGACAGGATTCCAGCCACAACAGTAAGTGCAGAACCCCACTTCAACACGTATCCAATCATCTGCATGATCGGACTGTGATCTCGAGACATAATGTCCCCAAGCATACTGAACACGAACGCGAGCTGACCGACTACAGGAGTTAGAAACAATGCCTTGCCTGTAAGCTTTGCAAGAATCCATCCAATGCCTTCAACAGCTTGGATCGTCCCAACAGTCTTTGCGGCTTTCCCGAGATCGGAATGCGCCTCTCTGAACTGCAGAAGATTCGTCAGCATCTCTCTCGGAGTAGACACAAACAACTTCATGATGCTTCCGAAGCTGTTGAAGATCCCGGCTCCAGCAGTCTTCATGTATCCGTTGATTTCTTTCATCACGTTCACGAGAACTGGCCTGATCGCATCACCAATTGGCTTGATGATGTCAGTCATGATGTTCTTGAATCTTGTGATTTGATACGAAAGAAGCTCCGACCTGGCTGACAGATCGCTCATGTCAGACGCGATAATCTGAAGACCAGCGCTCAGCCGCTTCATGATCTCGTCGTCGTCCATCGCGTTGATGCCAGCTAAACTCTTGCCTTTGAATGCAGACGGCATCGTCTGGAGCACGTTTACTAGCGCGCCCTGCGTCGCTGTGCTGCCCATGATCGCTGCAACCTGTGTTGCCATGTCAGTGGGACTTAATCCAATTCCAGAAGCTCCTGCAGCCACCTGGCCAGACATTCCAACGAGACTCTTCATGCTCGTGTCTTCAGTGTTCTGCGCGGCTCCTCCGATGAGAGTTCCCAATACACCGGAAACATCACCAGTCGAGACATCGAACTTCTTTGCTTGTTTGGCGACCTGCTCCATGATGTCGCGCGACGCGCCTAAGCGCTCATTGAGCGTATCGACCGGGCCGGTCAGTGCGCCAAGCTGACTCGTGAGAACCCCGTTCATGTCTAAAATAGACGACTGAAAAGAATCAGAGGCGTCAATGGCTTTCTTGAAAAAACCAATGACGCCTCCGTACCCCAAAACCTCAACTAAACCTAAACCCAATGTTTGAACAGATACGAGAGCTTGGTCGGCAGCCTCAGATAATTTCTTGGTGCTTTTTTGAAGTGTATCAGAACCCGCAACTGCTTGAGCTACGTCAAACTTGAATTCTGTAAGTACACTAAAGACTTGGGTCGATCCCATCTATGACTCCGTTCCAGACTCCTTTGACAGTATCTCTTGAAGTGCATCGCAAGTCTCGTAATACTGCCAGTTCTTCATCTTCAGGATATCATCGGGCCTAAGACTTGTGTAACGGCAAATCCAGATTATTTGCCGCCAAAGTCTACGCTCTCGATCTTTGGGACTAAAGGGCTGTCTAGCCCTGTTAGTTTCGATACTACCTGACTGAGGCGATTATATTCCTGCATCGTCAGGTGTTCGTCCAAACTCAAGAGAACTTTGGCATCAACTTTCGCGCCGTCGATTTCAACAATCAACTGACGAATCATTTCTTTATTGAGCATCAAAGCGTAGGTGAACTGTGAATCTCCAGCTTTACTTCCTACTGCTTGTGCGGCCATTTCCTGATCGGAAATTTGTGGCTCTCTAAAAATTACGACTTTCCCAGTTTCTGGGATTACTACCTTAATTCCACGCATAACTATTTTCTCCTCTAACGATTGTTAACAATGGTGGTGGGAAAGTGAATCATGACAAACACCAGTCCCACCACCAAATTTTTATAACGGCTGACGAACCATAGCTTGGAAGTCTAGCTTTTTGGTTTGCTTAGCTTGCAAACCTTCTTTTTTCTTCGAGAGCTTGAACTGGCAATCAGAGTAGACGTAAGTCTTCTGTGTGCCATCCGAATAAAATTCGGTATCCAAGAACGAGTAATCGGATACGCCGATCCCGTTCAGGTTATTCGTGACGAGAGCATCGATGAACTCATCGGCTGCAGCGTCTTTAACTTCCATTTCGATCGAGCCACTCCAGCCTTCGATCGCTTGATCGCCTTCTGGAACTGGATTGCCAACGTACATCGACTTGATGAACGTAGACTCTTGATTCACATCCACGCTTTTCATCGCGAGAAGCTTTACAAGCTTCCCGTTTTCGTAGACCTCGAATTTGCCCTGGTGGCCTCTTATTGAAGCATTTGCCATTTGAATATCCCTTTCTTAAACTTCAGTGACCAACACAGATTGACCGATTTCAGCTTGAAGAACGATGAAGCGCATCGAGCTGAAAATACGTTGCTTGTAAAGAATCGTGAACATTCCGGCTGCGATAGACGCATCTGTGTTGGCAGATTCAGTGTCAACCAGCTTGGCCTTTCCACTCTTGACTTCAGAATCCTTCGGAAGGATTCCTTCTTTTTCGTTACGAGCAATGAAGTCGAGCATTGCAGCCTTAACAGCATCGCGTTTCGCGCGTGCGTTTGGACCGTTCTGATAGAGCTTCAAGAATCGACCGATCGAGTTCGTGAGATAATCCGTCATGCGTCGACGAGACACGAGAACCTTCGAGCTGTTCACGATCTGAGTTACAACACCCGAACGAACCTTGTAACCAACATCCGAGTCGTACTCGAATGCGGAAACACCTGCGTTCATGAGAGCGATGTAGTCAGTGCGAGACAACATCAATTCGATTCCGTTGATGCCTTGCAAGTACTGGATATTGTCAACGTCTGCTGGATCTACGCTTGGAGCAGTCTGAGACAAGATCGAAGCGTAGAACGATGCAGGGCAAACCAACGTGTTCGATCCGTTCACAACAGTCTGAACGAATGGGAACGCGTAAATGATTCGACCGTCAACATCGCGGTAAGTTGCTGCGTCAGCTTCAACAGCCGATGCAGAAGTTCCTGCGACGTTTGCGATGATGACCATCTTGTCCTGAGTATCGACAGCGTGTTGCTTGAGTGCTGCGCGGCGTGTGGCCGTGTAAGCATCCAAGAACAAAATATTCCCTGCGCCTTGAACAGCGCAAAGGTCGATCGCAGTCTGGTAATCAGAATCAGCGACAGATCCGTCAGATCCGCTTGCCAATGCCGTTGCTGCGATATTGTCTGGCTCGCTAGCAGAAGAGTTCACAACCGCAGTTACGAGTTTGCTCGCTGCGAAAACATTGCTCACTGCAAGGTTTGCAACGAGAACATTATCGTAAACTTCTTGAGGAAGAACAGCGCCTACGTTCGTGTCAGTGATTGTGTACTTCTTGCCAGAAGTTGTGCCAGCAGCAATCGTCACCTTGATACCGTTACCGAAAGCACCCTTACCTTGAGCAGCGGAGAAGGTGATGATCGGTGTTGCAGTTGCAACGAATGCTCGAGAAGCTTGAACAGCTCCAGAAGCAACCACGCGTGCGATGCGAAGTAGCGAAAACTTTTTATTCAGTGTCGCGACTAATCCAGAGTATGCGTAATTCTTGCCGTACTTCTCAAAGATGTCGCCAGTTCCAGAAGTGTCAGCAAGTCCTGGAAGACCACGCTCAAACTGTCCAACCAAAATCGCAATGCCAGTCCCTACACCTTGAACGGAAGGTGGTGGTGCAGACTCGTTGATTACAATGCCGTCTACGGCATCAAAATCCAATGGGTTTGAGGATCTGAATGGGCTGCTCATTTTTTAATCTCCATATTCATAAAGGTACGCTTTGATTATCAACGAGTACCGGGTTAATT